GCGCTCCATGCGCTCCATGCGCTCCATGCGCTCCATGCGCTCCATGCGCTCCATGCGCTCCATGCGCTCCATGCGCTCCATGCGCTCCATGCGCTCCATGCGCTCCATGCGCTCCATGCGTAGCTTATGTTAGTGAGCGCTTACAAACTCCGTTCCCACCACCACCCCCTACGGACGGGGGGTTTGTTTTTTCTCCGCACCCAATCCAACCGCGCACCGTTTAAACCTTTCAACAATTATGGAGCATAAAATTATGGAGCATAAAATTATGGAGCATAAAATTATGATACAGTCGCCCCATGTCTCTCAGTAACGCCGCAATCTTAAAAGCCATCAACGACGACCGAGCGTTGGGGGCAAGTATGCTCTTTGGGGCAAAGCACCGTCACGCAAGTCCTGACTTTCATGTGACTATTATGGATATGTGGCGTTCACAAGACGACCTTGTGGCAATCATGGCTTTTCGTGAAGGCGCCAAAACAACGCTTAGTGAAGAGTTCATATTGATGGAAGCTTTATTTGGCAACTTTAAATATGCACTCATATTTGGCGAAACCTACACAAAAGCGTGCCAGCGTATTAAAGCAATGCAGCACATGGCTGTAACAAATGAGAAAATTTATCAGTTGTTCGGTAAAGTTAAAAGCTCAGGCCCGTGGTCAGAGAATCAAATGCTATTGTCAAACGGGACGTTGATTGAGGCTCACGGATGGGATGAAGAGATACGTGGGTATAAACACCTTGATTCACGCCCCGAGAGAGCGTATCTTGACGACATTGAGAATAAAGCTATGGTGCGAGACACCGCAACTGTGGATGTAAACTGGAAAAAATTACATATGCAGCTTATACCCGCTATGGACAAAGATGGGAAGATAAGGTTGACGGGGACACCGCTTGCGGATGACTGTATAGTGAACCGCTGTATGCAATCGTCTAATTGGGTAACAGCCGCGTTTCCGATATGCGACAGGAACATTGACGACCCTGAGGCGCAATCGCTTTGGGCTGACCGATACCCTATGGACTGGATACGAGCCAAGCGCGACCACTTCTCCAAAGAGGGTATGCTGCGTGAGTTCAACCAAGAGTATATGCTCATAGCGACGGGCGCACAAGGTAAGCCTTTTACGGATGACATGATACGTTACGCCGACATAGCGCCCACAACATTCAGCCCCCGTGTGGTGATCATTGACCCAGCTAGGACTGTGGAGGTGAAGAAGTCAGACCAAACAGGTCACGTTACGGTCAGTAAACTAGGCTCACGCATATACGTCCATCAATCAGGTGGTGAGTATTGGCAGCCTGATGAGATAGTGCGCGGGGCGTTTGATATGTCACGCAAGCACGACGACGCGCAAGTTGTGATTGAGAAGAACTCATTGGACGACTGGCTACTACAACCTATTCGGGCACACTCGCTTGTTACGGGTCAACATTTGGACATAAAACCCATCAATGCCCCGCAAGACCGAGACAAAGCTGCGTTCATTATGGGGCTTAGACCATTTTTTATTGCAGGTGACATTATTTTGGTCGGCGGACGTGCCGCGCATCAACAACTTGTCGCTCAGATAAATAATTTCCCTACAGGTAAGAGGGACATTCTTAACGCACTGGCGTATGCGCTCCGCGTGTTCGCAGGTGTGCCAGTGTACGGTGACTTCTCGGAGGAGAACATCGCGGACGGTACAGAGGCGCAGCGGACGGACACATTGTTGCTAGGATGCAACTCGTCGGGTACTGAGACAACCGCAGTATTGGTGGCCACAAGCGGTCGCAAGATGACGGTGCTTGCCGACTGGGTGAGCCCTCTTATGCCAAATGAGGCGATACCCGACGTCATCAAACTCATACGCTCGGTGTATCCTGGGCGACCCGTTACAGCGTGGGTTCCAGCCGACGTGTTTGACCAAGTGGGTCGCAACCCATTACTTGCGGCATTAAAGGCACAAGGGCTTAGAGTCAATCGCGGTGAGCATTCGGTAATGAGCCGAGGGTCACTTAGTCCACTCATTCGCACAACCATGACAGGTCGTCGGATGCTACTTGTGGACTCAAATGCACGTCACACACTTAACGCGCTTGCGTCAGGGTACAATTACCCCATTAAGTCAGGTGGTGAGCGTGGTGCTGAGCCTGCTCGCGGTGCAGCAAAGACATTGATCGAGGCGGTTGAGACACTTAGCTATGCGATAGAGCGCGTTGACGCCATTCCGCAAGCGACGTATAATGCTGTCAACGCGGCGGGGAAATCCTATATGAGCATACTTTCAAGGTAATCATGGCAACTAAGTTGGAGAACTGGGCGTCAAAACCCAAATCAGACGTGTATGAACATTGTGCAAAGTTCTACAAAGTGCTTGCCGACGCCTATAAGAATCGCAAAGAAGCCGACGACGCTATTCAAGACTACTGGCGCATTTACAACGCCGAGCTAGACGACAACCAAATGTATCAGCCCGAGGGCACAGCAGCGTATATCCCTGTGGTGCGCGACGCAATCAACGCTCGTACTAAGCGTGCGCTACGCCAATTATTTCCAAATAAATTTTCCCATGTGGAAGCGGTCGGATCCGACTCACAAAACCCACAACCCCAACTCGCCTTACTGGAGCATTACATCCGAGTAACTAAGCTAAAGTCCACGGTTCGGTCAATGCTTGTCGCTGGCGACGTGACGGGGCAGTGGAATTTGTACATTGACTGGTATAAAACCACGCGCAACGTTTCGGGTATCATCAAACGTAACGCTCAACTTCAAACTGAGGACGGTGTGCCATTAGAGGTTGAGGACGATACCACCACAATTGAGACTGCAACTGAGGAGAAACTCACAACTCAAATGCCCGACATTGTGGACTTTGCCACTGAGGACTTGGTTGTAATCCCACCAACTTGTAACGACATTAACCGTGCCGACATAAGTTGCTTAAAGCTACGGTTGTCAAAGGCGCAAGTCAAACATCTAGTGTCTGACGGGCTATTCATTTTACCCAATGGGAGCAAGGTGTCTGATTGGGTGAAGGGTAAAAAAGTCAATGAGGAACGCAACCCCGCTAAAGACCGTACAAGTGATGCGGGAATTAAAACTAGCGGGACCAATGAGTATGTATTGATTTATTGGGCGCAAGCGTATGTTGAGTTTGAGAAGGGTAAGAAGTCGCTTGCTGATGTATATTTCGCAGGCGAGGAAGAACTAATTGGAATTGTGAAGGCTCCGCAATGGGGTCAAAAGCGTTCAATCTTGTCCGCACCCGTTGAGCGTATCGCAGGGTCGTTCAATGGTGTATCTCGCGTAGAAGCGGTGAAGAGTTTGCAATGGGCTCTAAACGACTTTTGGAACATGGGGCAAGACAGCGCGACGTACTCCATGATGCCGATTGTGATGACTGACCCTGAGAAAAACCCGAACTACGCTTCAATGACATTAGGTCTAGGCGCAGTGTGGTTGACTAGCCCACAAGCGACTCAATTTGCTTCGTTCCCGCAACTGTGGAAAGATACGGCTGAAAAATGCGACCACATCAAATCGCAAATCAACATGGCACTTGATGTAAATGAAATGATGGTTGGTCAAATGCCCAAGGGTCGTAAAAACGCCCCTATGGTTGGAGCGCAACAGCAAGAGTCGTCTGTGGCAGTGATTGACATGGCTGAACGGTTTGAGGAGGAAATCCTAAACCCCTTAATGGAACTCATTTTTGAATACGACGCCCAATTCCGTGACGAGGAATTGTCAGTTGTAACAATGGGAGAGATTGGTGTCAAAGCCACCGTGCAGTCAATCCCACTTATGCAGTGGGGTGAGCGCTACTTCTTCCAATGGACAGGCACATCGTTCACAATGAACACGTCGCGTATCCAGCAACAAATCAGCTTAATGAACGTCTTGCGCGGTATGCCCCCACAACAAATGGGTGGTCTGCGGCTTGACATTACGCCAATTTTGGAGAATCTCGTCAACAATACATTTGGGGTTGAGTTGGGTGGCAAAATCCTTGTGGACGAGCGCAATCAACATACCGTACCGCCTGAGGTTGAAGATGAAATGCTACTTAACGGTATTATGCTTGACGTGCATGAGGCTGATGATGACGCCCATCATATGCAAATTCACCAATTAGCAGGTCAGAAGACAGGCGACCCGTCGGGTATGATACGAACCCATATCCAAAAACACGCTAAACAAATGCAAATGAAGCGCGAACGGGCGAACCCAAATCCAAAAGGTCAAATTGGTGTGCCTGGCGGCGCACCTCCGCAACAAGGTCAACCTGGTGTCGCAGGCACACCGCGTTTGGGAGCGCAAGTCGCGCCACAACGACCAATGCAACAACCTGCGGGAGCAATCCCAACTGCGGGGTAAACGATGTCAAATTTAAACGGCACAATTTATAGCCCAAATCAACTTGTACCTGCTGCGGTTGACAGTACAACGGGTTTACCCACCCCTTTGCAAACAACAGGTGGTCAATTATTGGTTGCGGGTGTTGCGCCAGGGGCGTCAAGTCAGTTTGCTGCGGTAGTAACAACTTACACTTGCACAACGGCATTCACAAATGCAAATATCGGTGACATAATCACTGAAACTCAGATTATCAATGTGACCAATACTCCGTTTACGGCTGAGGTCCTTTGGAGAAACCAAACCCAACAAATAGATTTTGGTTCCGCTCCCTCATCATCAAACATAACCTTGGTCGGAACTCAGGGGTTGACATTAGCTCAACTCCAAAGTGTAGGGCTAGGTACATCAGCAAATCAAATAGCTGAAATAGCCTACGTGGCGGCTACGTCGGGGGCAACAGGTACAACGTCCGACACACCTTACAATGGTACGGGTAGTAGCACTCTGTCAGCGGCATTGCGTGGAATATACACAAAATTAGGTACACCCCTACAAATTAACGGAACGGCCAATACAAATTCAACCATAGTTGGGGGCTCGGTCAATGTAAGTAGCTTACCCGCCAATTTAACAGTGAACGTAACGGGTACTGTGGCTAATCAAAGTGTGGTGCTTAATGGTGGCTCGGTTAACGTAAGTAATTTTCCAGCAATTCAACAAATTAACGGAACGACTAACTCGAACGCAACCATTGTTAGTTCGTTACCAACGGGTACGAACTTTATCGGGAATGTGTCAGTTACGGCAATGCCCAATTTGACCGTTGCACAATCACCTAATCAAAACGTTACATCATTGGGTGGTTCAATTAACGTCACTTCGCTTCCTGCGGTTGTACTTTCAAGCAACGCAAACGTAGCTGTGTCGGGCGGGCTTATCACAGTAAACGGTAGTGTAAACTCCACTGTCAACGGGACGGTTGGTATCGCAGGTAATTTAGCGGGTATCACTCAACCTGTGCAATCCCAGCAAAATGGCGCATGGACAGTTGGTGTAAATAATACAGTAAATGTGTCGCTCCCTTCTAATACCAGTCTAAATAGTAATTTACGCGATGCTTACGGTAACAACATAACATCATTACCTGCGGGTTCAGGGACAACGGGTAACGCTGTACTGACTTCGGTCGGGCCCACATTGTTTATACCGTCTGCTGCTAATTTAAGCGGGTTGTACACAACGCAAATCCCGCCGTTGTCAACTGTGACAATCGCTTACGATAACGCCTTTGCCGAACCCGCAGCGTCGCTTCTGTGGGTTAGCGATCAACCGTTGTGGGTGACTTTAATTCCGTGCATTGATTTATCGGCGTTAGTTCCTATACCAGGCACATACGCAGCTGTTCCCTGTACTCCTACACTTGGTATCAATCGCAGCGAGGTCATCAACGGTAATTCTTATCAGGTTCAAGTGAATAACCGAGGTTTGGTCCAGACTACTGCGTCTTATGGTAGTCTGACATACGGCGCTATATCTCAGGTGAATGAGCAGGGCAACCGTTCTGTGGACATATCTGCGGTATCAGGCGTAGCAACGAACGGTGGTATCCCAGTCAACTCTAACGCCACGATAAACTACGTGCAATTTGACCGATTGTGGAATACAATGCAAAGTATGGTTATTGAGCAAGCCGTGACTAACGCTTTGTTACTTGGTGAGTCGGTTAGGGAAAAAGCCAGTTTACAATCACTTCGTATTGCTGCGGCTAACGAGTTTGCGTCGCCATTTGATTCAACAATTTAATTTAAGGGGTAGATCATGTCTTTAATCAACGGTAAGTTACTTCAAGCGTTAACTGGATTTGGTAAAGCCAAAGCAGCAACGACAGATTCATTTATTCAACTACCGACAGGTGAAATGGGTGTCAGCGAGCTTATGCCTAAATACAGCGCCTTGACAAAAGCACAACAAGGGTTTTCTGCGCGGTCGCCATTGGCAACTTTGAGTCTAGCGGGTACAGCCATGACGGGTTTGGTGTTACTGAACCCAGCCAACAGCGGTGTGGACTTACACGTTACATTGACTTCGGGCAACGTGGTTGTGACTAGCGCCACTACGACAGGTATTGCACTAGCTTATGGTACACAAGGTTTGGTTTTGCCAACAGGTACAACGGCGCTCACGCCGTTATCTAATTATGTGGGCGGGGGTCAAGTTCCAGCAGCCAAAGTATATAGTGCCGCGACTCTTGCTGCGGCCCCAGTAGCAGCACTCGACCTATTGCACAACGCCGCAGCTATCGCAACCACGGGTGAAGACCAAGGGTTCATCTTTGACCTTGGTGGAACCGTCGTTGTGTCCGCAGGTTCCTATGTCAGCTTTATAGCGCTTGGTGCAGCTTCGGCCGCTTCTGCGGTTAACCTCGGTATTAACTGGCTCGAAATAGTCGCTTAAAATGTGGAGCTGGATTAGACAACTATTTAAACAGAAGGTGTCGCAACCTTCCGTGTTGAATAACAACAAAACTATTGTTGTCGGGGGTCTGCACGAAGTCATTGTGGACGCTCGGGGAAATTTTGTAACATTTTCTAAAGGGGCTCACCCATGAACGGCACAATTTTTAATTCCAACCAACTACAAGTTGTGGCGGTAGATAGCGTCACGGGTTTGCCCGTACCTTTGACCTCCGTAGGTGGAGTTCTGCAAACCTCGGCGGGAAATATATCACTAGGCAATGTGAGCCTTAATTCAAGTCTTGCTCCAAACGCAGCGCAAGAGGGTAGTGGTAATCTGTCAGTTGTTGCCAACAACACATTAAATGCGGTCAACAATCTTACGCAAATTGTATCGAATTTAACCGCGTTAGTTGCTTTGACTGGTAACGGTTCTCAAATAACTAAAGTGTCTAACCAACTGTTGAACACAACTGTGTCACCTCAGTTGGTGGTATCAGGCACGACCTCTGCGGTATCCTCAGCCGTTAGCGCTTATGCTAAATTTGTAGTTGTGAACCCTACGGTTGATTCTTGGGTCGCAATTGGTTCATCGCCTACAGCTCAGGTTAATACTAGTGGTAGTATATTTATGGCGGCGGGTTCACAATCGTACCCTTTCACTGCTATTCCAGCTACAACTAAAGTGGCCGCAATAGCCAACAACGCCTCGAATACAGGATTCATCACCATCACTGAGGGGCAGTAATGTTTCCACCTCCAGCGATTAGATTTAAACGCAAAATTATCGCTGCGGCTGTTGTCGGGGCTTCCTTTGGCTATGCAATAGTGGCTGGGGGCGGTGGTGGTGGCGGTTATTCCGCTGGTGGTGGAGGTGGCGGCGGTGTTTTAACAGCCTCAGCTCAAGCATTGCCATCTGTCGGCGCTTACCCTATTGTCGTTGGCGCGGGTGGGGCGTCTAAGTCTAATGGTTCAAATTCCACAGCATTGGGTTTAACCGCCATTGGTGGTGGTAATGGGGGTGAAGGCGGCAATTATGCTGGCGGTGGCCCGAACATTGGAGGCTCAGGCGGCGGTGGCTCATCAACAACTGCCTATACAACTGGTGCCGCAGGTACAAGTGGGCAGGGCTACGCTGGCGGCAGCGACCCTACAACATACACGCCAAACTACATGAGTGCTGGTGGCGGCGGTGCTGGTGGCGTAGGGGCTTCCCCCACCAATGGCTCTTCTAATGGTGGCAATGGTGGCATTGGCGTATTGTTATCAATCACAGGCACTGCAACTTATTATGGCGGCGGAGGCGGTGGTAACGGCGGTGGCTCAGGTGTTATTGGAACTGGCGGTAGTGGCGGTGGTGGTAATGGCGGCCTTGTTAATGTTGGAAATGGTTTAAGTACCCAAGCAGCAACCGCTGGTGCAGCAAATACAGGTGGCGGTGGCGGTGGCGGCTGTGCGGTTGGATTAGGCGGTGGAAATCCATCAACGGGCTTAGGTGGCTCAGGCATCGTCATCTTCACTTACCTCACAGGTTCAATGGTCTGCACAGGCGGCACGATTACAACCAATGGCAGCTACACCGTCCACACATTCACAGCCTCTGGCACATTCACAAGGGTTTCATAATGAGTAACGCAGCTTTTATTGATGGTGGTGGTAATGTAACTAAGGTTATTGTTGTGCCGACCAACGCAACTATCTGCCCTACTGACGGACTTCAAATCGCTTTACAAGGTGTAAACGTCACCCTCGGACAACCTCAATATGTGATGACCAATTACGACGGTGCCTATCGTGGCAAATATGCTGGTATTGGCGATACCTACGACCCAGTTCAGGATAAGTTTATTTCAAACCAACCCGTTGTGAACGTCACAAGCAACGTAAGCTCAGTATGATAAAAATTGTAAAGGTTGACTATGATTGGGTTGCTAGAAGTTTTGCTATTTTTGGATTTAAGCGCGTTTTTATTGGTTCTAAGTTTTATAATTTGCCGAACGATCAACAGCGAGCTGTCATAGCGCATGAACTCGGGCATATAAGGCTTGGGCATCATGCAGTTCGTATATGGGTTGCACCGTTAGCTTTAATTTGTACCCCGTTTCGTAAAGCCTTGTACCGAACACAAGAGTTTGAGGCTGATGACTTTGCGACTGAGTGTGGTCACGGTAAAGCTTTGTGTGGCTTTTTGAGCCAAAATAATGAGTTTGAGGGTGAATATCCAAAAAATGTTGCACGGATTGAAAGAATAGTGCATAATAAGTTTTACGAGCTGTTCCCGTAAGGAACTAATCGCAATGTTCGGCGTAACCGACTACGGAGATATGAATATGTGGAAGTTTTTTGTTAAGTATTTTACTATCGGTGTTGACGATGACGTACCGCCACCTGATGACGATACACCGCCGCCTGACGATGACGTACCGCCACCTGATGACGATACACCGCCGCCTGACGATGACGTACCGCCACCTGATGACGATACACCACCGAGCGACCCCGAACCCGCCGCGCCGCGTATTAGTCGGGCACAGCAAGCAATCATTACGCAACGAGAGAGAGCGCAAAAGGCTGAACGTGACGCCGAGCAACTTCGTAGGGAGTTAGCAGAAGCAAGACGACAACCAGCTGCACCATCGCAAGAGGATTTACTGTTCCAGCAAGAGGAAGCGACTTTAAAATCACTACCTCCTGACTCATGGGAGCGTTACGCAATTGAAAGCCGACGTGAAGCGCGTCAATCAAAAGCGTTATCCTTATCGGTAATGAACCAAGCGAAGGATTTATCAGATAAATCTGAGTTTTCAGAATTAAAAACCTCAAAGCCAGCGTTGTTTGAAAAATATCAATCTCGTGTGGAAGAACGATTAGCACAAATTCGTGCGTCAGGGGGCGCAGTGCCACCACGCAAAGCGATTATGGCGTTCCTTCTTGGCGAAGATCAGCTTAATGGTAAAGTAAAAACGGCAACTCCCACAAAGAGTCCAACTCAAAGCCGTGTGTCGGCTCGGTCGGACGTAAGCCCTTCGTCGGGTGGGCGTTCGGAAGAGGAAAGAGCATTGGCTCGGTTGGAAGGTGTACGCATTTAACCATTCGGAGCTTTTATTATGAAATCCATGTTAATCAACTACTTTATGCCAGGTCTTACCAATTACAGCCCTGGTGCAGGTGGTCAAACAATCTCGAACGACATTGAACTTGTCATTGAGAAAAAGGTACTGCGGTTAGCGCAGCGCCAACTCGTGTCTTACGGCTTCGGTCAATCTTTAAAAATTGACAAGCAGCACGGCATCACCTATACGGCAACTCGTTATGAGCGTTTGCCACTGCCGTTCGCACCTTTGTCTGAGGGCGTGGCCGCAGCAGGTGAAGCAATCACACTAGCGCAGGTTAGTGCAACCGCACAACAATGGGGTGACTTAGTCCGCGTGACCGACGTGGCTGATATGACCATCAAACATCCATTGTTTGAGCAAGCAACACGCCTGATTGCTATGCAACAAGCTGAAACCGTTGAGCGTAATACCCTCAATGCGTTGTTGACAGCCACACAGGTCAATTATGTTGGTGGTAATGCATCACGCGCAGCGTTGACAGCAGCAAACGTGTTGTCCCCAGTTGAAATTGGTAAAGTTGTGGGCTCACTCCGAACCTTTGGTGCGCCTGAGTACAACGGTGACGAGCGTGAGGACATGAAAGTTGATCCAAACGCCGCCCGTAAAGCCAACGCCGCACCAGGCAACAAGTCTCACTACGTTGGGCTTGTGCATCCATTGGTTGAAATGGACTTGATGCAAAACTCCACCATTGTGACCGCGTTCTCTTACTCAGACCTCAATAAACTGTACAACAGTGAGATTGGTGAGTGGGGTGGTGTGCGCTTCTGCCGTAGCAATATGATTCCGTTCTGGGTCGGTGTTGCAGCGGTCGCGGGTACAGGTTCGGGTACAGGCGGTGCGTTTGCGGCAAATACCTATTACATCCAAGTGACGGGTTCACCAACGGCAACTAGTGTTGAGCAGCAAATTTACCAAGTGTCCACAGGTGTCACTTTGAGTGGTTCAACAAGCTCAATCTCGGTAACTCTGCCTACAAAAGCGGGTTATACATTCAGTGTGTACGTCGGCACATCCACATCGCCAACCAACCTCGCGTTGTCGGCAAGTGGACCAACCGTCGGGCCATTGGCAGGTCAAGCTACGCAATTGGCTTCGGGTTCTACGGTCGTTTTGACTGGTGTAGGTGCGGCTCAAACCCCACCTGCCGCGCCAGCCACAGGTGTGACCGTTTACCCAACTATCTTCTTAGGTACGGACGCTTATGGCATCGTTATGTTGGACGCAGTGAAATACGCATACCTCACAGGTGCTGATAAATCTGATCCAATGAATCAAACCAAAGTGGTGTCTTGGAAGATGATGTACGGAACCATTATTCTGAATAACGCTTACATGGCTCGTGTTGAGTCAGGTAGCCAATTCAGCACTGGTTATGCAGCGGGTACAGCTACTGAGTAATTTTTAGCAGTACCTTAACGGGAGGGTGTAACAGCCCTCCCATTTTTTAAAGGAGTTAGTTATCATGGATTACAGAACCTTTGGGCGAACAAGCCCTGACCATCCAACTACGGTTGACAGCGCACAAGCAGACACGCCTGATGTTCCCGTTGTGCAAGCCGTTGATGAACCTGCTGCGGAAGCAGTAGCTGAGGTGACTGGTAATGGCAACTAAGTCTCTTGCCGAATTGCAGGCAGAAAATGAGCAATTAAGATCACAGCTACGTGCCTCAGAAGAAGCGCGCACAGAAGAGCAAGCTTTAGCGGAAGCTACGGCTCAGGCATCGGCATATAACGGCAACTCCGAAGAACAAGCCACGGGTAAAACTGTGACCGTATCGGTGTGTCTTAACCCGACAGCTAAAAAATTGGACGATTTGAAATACAAAGACGTTCAAGCCCCAACGTACTATTACACTATCGAAATCCCAATGGGTGCTGCGGGTAGTGAAGGCGCGTTTGTTTCAATTAACGGCGACCGTTATTACCAAGGGCAAACGTATGAGTTCACACGTGACCAATTGGCTACGGTTAAAGACCTTGTGGCTAAAACTTGGGCACATGAAAAGTCAATCCACGGCGATAATGAAAACGCCTATCGCAAACCAACCCATCGTCAACTTGGAGTACGCAAATGAAAGAAAATGAAAACACGGTCGTCGTAGGTCAATTCACATTGTCCGCACAATTACAAGGTGGTAAAAATATCACGGTTTTGGCGCACTTGTATTCGGGTGAGACAAAAGAAGCGATCAACGACCGATTAGACTTGCTATCCAGTGTGATTGACCGTCAACGCACGTTGAGCGAAATCCCTGAGATTGAAGCCCAAGTGGAAAAACAGCAGTTGCAGCTCGGACAAGCCTTAGAATCCATGAACGAACTGTTGGAAGCTAAGAAGAATGGTGCTAAACTCACGACTACGCAGCAACAACATCTTAAAACGATGGAAACCAACCTTAAAGTCCATAAGGACAATATCGCTCGGGGTGAAGCTGCCATTAAATTAGCTAAAGAAAAAGTGAAATGATTACAGCAGCCCAAATCGTAGCGCAAGCTCTTGCAATTGCCAAAGCCCCAGGCTACACATCTTACGGTGGGCAATGCTTGAACCTTGTGCTTTCTGATTTGGTGCTGCACCGTAATTTAAAGGTCAATTTAGTCAGTTCGACTATTGCCGTACCCGCAAATAACAACGGTCCGTTCCAATTGGAAACGAATTATTTGCGGACATACGACCTGTTCTATGTCATAACGGACATTCCCTACAAACTAAATCAGTGTACGTTACAGCAATATGATTCTGACCCAAACAAAACGACCATAGCCAATTACCCATACGAGTTTGCAACTGATTTGTCAGGTGTTCCGACCAATGGCTACGGTGTGATATACATATACCCCCAATCCAATATGGGGGTGACGTTAAACCATCGCTATTTTGTCCAGCAAGCGGACATTGCGACACCTGAGACAAGCTCAGTGATACCTTGGTTCAGCGACCAAGACTATCTTATCCACGCTACGGCCACACGGATGATGAAAATTACTGACGACTCCCGCTTTGGTGAGTTTTCAGCAATGGGCGAATCGTTACTTGAAAAGCACCTTCTTATGGAAGGTGACGAGCAATCTGTTGTAAAATCAGTTCAACTAGACCCGCGACGTTTTAAAGTTGGCGGGTCACTCAAACCGACAAAAGTTGAACCCTTCTAATCATGGCAACACTCGCAAGTCAACCTGTACGATTTACTCCACGCGGGTTGGTAGATGCGTATGACTCCACTGACCAGTTCTTAGGTTCGTGCACGAGCCTTCAAAATTTAGTATTTGACCCATCAAACCCTGAGGTTGTGATTGCAAGACCAGGTGTCGGTAACACAATCGCCAACTTTAGCGGTATATCAGGCGCGGGGTTTATTAGCGTTCAAATTGTTGTCGGCGGTATGATTTACGGCATGGTTGCGTCAAGCCTGACAGCGGGGCACGACCAACCTTTTATCTACAACATAACCACAAGCTCGTTTGTAACGGTCACGGGGCTTACTAGCGGTAATTCTGAGGGTCGCCCCACATCGCCCGCGACAACAGGAGCGTGGACTCCCCCAACGATGGCGATTGTTGGTACTTATTTGCTCATAACGCACCCAGGATACGCAACTGGAATGTTTGGCGCGATAAACTTATCCACAAACGCATACACAACCCAAAACCTCGCAACGCACGCGCTTCCGTCAACTCCGACTTGCGTGGCTAACTTGAACAACCGAGCTTACTTCTCAGTCGGGAACATGGTGTATTACAGCGACGTATTACTGCCGTTGCAAGCATCGAGCGCAGGTCAGTCGTTAACCTTAGGCGACAATTCAACAATCACAGTTTTATCGGGGTTACCTGTTCAAACCACGACCGCTGGCGTTGTTAGCGCCTTACTTGCGTTTAAACAGACTCAGATTTGGCAGATAACGGGTGACGCAGCAATCACGGGGTCGTTGTCTTTAAATTATTTGTCGCTTAATATCGGTACGGCGGCGCCACGTAGCGTCGCACCTTCGCCATTGGGTACATTTTTTATTGGTCCTGACAGTGCATACGTGGTCAATCCGCTAGGCGGCGTTATGCCCGTAACAAATACCATGTCGGGGGCTGGCGCAAGCCCTGATATACGAGCGCCGTTTGGGAATGTAACTATTCCGACCCGTGTAGCGGCTTCGTTCGCGGGTAATATCTACCGTGTGTGTTTGCCGACCATTGTGCTTGGCATAAGCGGGATATACGACTATTGGTTCGATACGCGCAAGCTCCGTTGGAACGGACCTCACACTTTTAATTATGACTGCGCATCGTCGGCAGGCAACTATTTTATTTTGTCGGGTCAGGCGAGTGGTGCTGCGCTATTCAACAGCGTGGTTTTCCCGTCAACAGGTACGCCGTATTTGGATAATGGTACAAGTTATACCATTAACCTTAGAAGCTCAGATTTCCAAAAAGACGGTATGGCTATGAAGTCCATGATGGAAAGCACAATTGAGCTTGCATCAGTAGGTTCTTCGGCTTTGTACACAGTAGCGACGTATAGCGATGCGGGTAACTTTATAACGAGCGCCAATGTTCTAACGCAGTCGTTGGGGTTGGTTTGGGGTTCATTTTTATGGGGTTCGGGTTATTGGGCAAGCTCAATTTCAATACCAACGACATATGGGGTTAATTGGACGCAACAAGTTATCTTCAATCGCTTGTCAATTGGTGTGACTTGTACAGTACAATCGGGTGTAGGAATAGGTACGTTCTACGGACGATTTGAGAAGCTAGGTTACACTTTAATTACAGGATAATGTCATGGCTATCATCGGCACGATTACCCCCACAATTGCAAACGGTCAAACTGCTGACGCAACTGTGGTTATGGCAATGCTCGCGTATATACAGAGTCAAGTTAACGCGAATGCTTGCCCCGCGACAAGTGGTACGGGGATTCTTAAAGGTAACGGTACTGGCGGCACATCGCAAGCAACATTAGCTGACCAACCAAGCATGGCGGTTGTGGTTGTATCCACAAACACATCGCCAACTTTAGCGAACAACACTGCGTATGAAAATACATATAGTGGCGGAACGGCTAATTGGACGCTTAGTGGGGCTGCTTCGGGGTGGACGGTTCGTATATCCAACAATGTTTCGCAGAACTTAATACTCACAACGTCGCAAGGGATATTTAGCGGGGCTTATGGTACAGGCTCAACGACATTGCTACTTACCACTACCGCACAGAATATCGAAATGTGGTTTGATGGCACAAACTGGATCGTTGAAGTTAATAGTAGTTCTGTATTAGCTTTATCGGGCGGGGCTATTACAGGAAATTTAACAGTTGGCGGTAACTCAACTTTTAATGGTAACTCAACGTTTAATGGTAACTCAACGTTTAATGGTAATGTTACGGTATTAAATGCGACACAAAATCAAAACCCAGTAGCTTTAGGTCAAGTTACTGGGTTAGTTCAGACTAATGCCGTTCAAATTGAGCCATTAAACGTAAGCGTTGGCTCTAACGCCCTTGCGATTAACGCGCAGTCTTATACTTTCCAGTTTAAAACCTCACTCACTAGCGGCACGGTGACTAGCATCACTCAATCACCCGCTTCTTTGACTATTCCATATAGCGCGACATTGGGGACTATCAGCGGACAACCATCGACCCTAGCGGTGATTGTGATGAACAACGGCGGTACGCTGCAATACGGCGTGACTAACCTAGCTGGCGGCGTGGATTTATCAGAGACAGGTTTAATCAGCACCACGGCAATGAGTTTGAGTTCTACATCAGCTAGTACAGTTTACTCAAATTCAGCGTTAACTAACGTGCCTTATCGCGTAGTTGGATTTATTCAATCCACACAAACAACGGCAGGAACTTGGGCAGCAGCGCCTAGTTTACTGCAAGGTGTAGGTGGTCAGGCTTTTGTCAATATGCAAACACTAGGCATGGGGCAGACTTGGCAGAATGTGACGGCAAGTCGCGCAAGTGGGACTACTTATTACAACGCAACGTCAAGACCTATTTATGTAATTGTTTATAGCCCTACTTTATCGGCACAGTTAAATATCACTGTCAATGGCACATTGATTTTATCTATGTATGGTGGAACGGTATCGCCAAACGGATTTACAAGTGGAACAAATGGATTTTTTGTAGTTCCATCTGGACAATCATACTCTTATACGTTGAGTTCTGGATCGGCCACTTACGTTTGTGAACTCAGATAAGGATTAAAAATGTATTATTACCAAGCACCCGACAATTCACTACACGCACTAGATTCGCAAGCGTTTAAGTACCTATTACCCGCAGGCTCAAAATCAATCACAGCGGCGCAATATACGACTTTAACCGCGCCGCCTGCACCAACAGCGGCGCAAATAATCGCACAGTTTGAAACTGCCGTGCAAGATTATCTTGATACTTTCGCGCAAACGTGGAACTATGAATCTATCCTATCGGCAGCGTCTTATGCTAACTCTACAGTAGCTCAGTTTAAGAATGAGGCTCTAGCCCTTATCGCATGGCGTGACGAGGTTTGGTCGTCTTGCTACGCAGCAGAAGCAGCTATACAGGCGGGTACTCAATCCATGCCTGCAAGCCCCGCCGCTTTTATTGCAAACTTACCAGCAACACCAGCTAGACCTACATGATATATTTAATCCTATTTTTCCTGCTCTCGCCGTGGATTTTATTCATGTTGTTTAGCATAACCATTCAATACGTCAGGGGCGGTTTGTTTTATGCCTTCGCGCTCTTAGGCATTATCACAGTACCATTAGACGTGTTTTATAACTACACCGCTTTTGTGGTTTTAATGTGGGATATACCCAAGCCGCACGAGGTGACATTTTCCAGCAGGTTAGAACGATTGGTTTTAAGAACTGACTGGAGAGGTAAGTTTGCGTTAGAAATCGCAACGTGTCTAAACGCTATTTGCCCCACTCACAATCACATTAAAAATGCAATCGGAAAAGACTTCTAAAAATGGACGATAATTACAATCACTTATTAGCCAAAAGCGCCCCTATCGCTGGAGCTTTAATCTCTCTAAATTTTGTCAAAGGGACTTGGGTCGAGCGACTTTCCATGTTTTCCAGTGGCGCACTTTTAAGCTATTATGCATCACCGTTCGCAGCTACTTGGACTGGATTACCAGAGGGGATTACAGGTTTTGGATTAGGTTTGTTCGGAATGACTATCGCCTCCAAAGGTTATGAGGTTATCCAAAGTTTACCAATAAAAGAGTTTTGGACTGGTATTTTGCGGAGATTTGGACTATGAACGCCATTATCACAATAATTTCATGCGTGATTATTTCCGTACTGTGTACCGTGGGAGTTTTCACGACTAAATACGACGATACATTATTCCAAAGAATAACCCTAGGCGGCTGTTCAATGGCTAGTGCAGGGGTGGGATATCAGATTTATCAATCTCACTGTGTACCCGTCTCAGTGGATTTATTTTGCGTTACGGTAGCGATGTGGGCTATCTCTATTTTCTTGAAATATAGACGATAATCATCTATAATCAATTTTACTCTTAGGAGGTTTGTCATGGCTTGGACTTTTGAACAGTCAACGGGTAAATTTTACGATTCAGATATGAACCTAGTTTCGACTGGATACGCGGGGGGTAATTG